TATTAATTAACCCTGAATACGCTACATCTTCAGAATTGGGAGTGATATCCCTCTTGAATACTACAACTAGTACATCTAGTACCAGTGGAGCTTTTACTTTGGTAGGCGGAATAGGTATTAACAACACTACAGATGCAACTTCAGCAACAAACGGTGGAAGTATTACAACTGCTGGAGGTGCTACTATAGCAAAAAAACTCTATGTAGGTGGAATTTTAAATGTAACTGATACAACAGAATCAGCGTCACAAAGTACTGGTTCGATAGTTGTATCTGGTGGGGTAGGTATAGCTAAAAATGTAACAATAGGTGGTAATTTAAGTAAAGTAACAGGTACGTTTGAAATTACACATCCAGATCCAGTTAAAGCATCTCAAGGATATAAATTACGTCATTCATTTGTGGAGAGTAATACAAGAGGTGATAACTTGTATAGATATACGGTTGACGTTGTTGATAATAATGCAGAAATAGTATTGCCAGATTATTTTCATTATTTAAATGAAAACCCTCAAGTTTTTGTATCAGCTGTCAATGTATTGGGTGTGTCTAGAGGATACATTACTGAACAAGGCAATGTAAAAATAAATACATCACACGATGGAATTTATAATGTACTTGTAATTGGTACTCGTAAAGATAAAGATGCCGTAAAGAATTTCGACGAAAAGGGAGTTGAATATATTTTCAAATCTTGAACACAAGTTTACACTTTTTAAAAGACTTTTTATTAACCAATTATTCCACATTAACATGTGTGGAATAATCAACATTTTTTTTATTGTAATCAAGTTACTCTTGTAATCAAGCTACTCTTGCAATCAAGAGACTCTTGCCTTACTCTTGTAATCAAGTTACTCTTGCAATCAAGAGACTCTTGCCTTACTCTTGTAATCAAGTTAAGCTACTCTTGTCAATTCAATACGTATATTTTTAGTAACAAGGGATACAATAGAACTTTGGACTTTTACAAGAACTTGTGTAGTGTATATTCCATCAGAAGATACAGTATATTCAATAAAATTATTTGAACGTCTAAATGCAAGTACATCTGTAGGTTTTTGTTGATATTCATCTACCTTGACTGAATTAAAATGTAATTCTGCGTAAAAAAAGTGTCCCCCAGTACTCATATTCCAATCAAATTGCCAAGATATCCTGTACCTACCAGATCTAACAGTATTACTCTCCATAGTAATTATAGGTAAAAGAGTTGTACTGGTTGTCAAGGTTTCAAGAGCTTCTTCCTTGTATTGATAATACGATCCAAAAACTTTATCACCAACAAACAATGATATAGTATTCTCTATTCTATAAAATAACAAGTTTGTAGTATTTGCAATAATATTCATACTACCATCACCACCTAACACTTGGAGTTTCACTAGGGAGTTACCCCGCACGTGAATTAACTGGTGAGAAAACAGGGTCTGAGATAATCCAGGTCTAATACTTGCAAGAGTTCTACTTGATTCTACTTCTTGAAATCCGTATCCAGAATGTACAAGTAATCTTGTGCCACTAACAAGTGTATTTGCAGAAGTATTATGTACAGTTGTTTTAAAAAATATGGAATAAGTTCCAGGTTTTGTAATTTTTACAAGTCCTGGGTATACAGTAGAATAAAAATAGTTGGAGTTGATGATATTATTTACATTATATGGAATATCTAGATAATTTCTGAGTGGTAAAGTTACAAGCGACGTTAATGAAGTATCATATTTCTCCCACACGACTGGCGAAGGTGTTGAATTGGAAGAATATAATATTCCCCCAAGTGTACATTTGTCTTGAACAATTACAATTTCTGCTACATCAGATTGAGAAATAATGTATACTTTCATACTAAGATCATCTCCACTTGTAAAATTTGTGATAGCATGTGTGTATCCAGAGTTTAACATTTGCGTCCCATTTGAATTAGCAACAACAGAACATTCACTAATGGATGTTGTAATCTCAGTATTATTCTTCAACAAAACTATATGAATACGTGCTGTGCCATCTGCAGGCAAGTCTGTGGAAGAAAGTGTTACTTTACCAAAAACGTGTCGTAGACCAGTAGTGTCGAATGTAATCTTGTCAAGAGCCAAGGTGTCTAGAGAGTTTGTTTTAGTAACTTCATTACTCATGTCAACAAGTGAAGGCGATACAGTAATTATTTGTTGGGTTGAGCCATTTACATATATAAATTCAGAAGTATCTACTGAATCAACTTTAATTTTTTGTACACTAGTGAAACACGAATTTGGTTTAATGGTAATATTTGCATTACTAGAGTTTACTTCCCTAATCATTACTCTAAATTGTGTACTTGCTGTTACTTCCAATACAACTTGTGTAGACATTGTAGTCCAACTTTCACCACCATTTGACCCACCTACAAGCATGGCGTAAGTTTGCGAACCAGGTACAGTAGCAAACCCAGAGGAATTTTCTTGAAGGAGCATTTCAATATTGGCAACATCAGTAAAACTATCTGGCAACCCAACACTGACTTGTATATTAAAATGATAATTACCAGATTCAGTGATTGTAAATGTGGAAGGTGTGACTATAGTAAAGGCGGAATCTTTTCTTTTTACAAGTTGAAAGTTTACCGTCGATAGTGTACTCGTAATAGGTGACAATAATATATTACTATTTTCAAGCAAAAGGTGTTTGATATTATTATCGGAAGGTTCTGTTACAATATTTTCACTTTTATTTGAAATTTGCCATTTTATTCCACTACCTTCATTTGCATCTACAAATAGTACTTGGTCAGGAGTACCATTTGGTAATCGTATAGTGGTACCATCAATTGAATTAAATGTCATGATATCTCCTTTCTTTTGTAACGGATTAAGATCAATTTCTTGACCTTGGTAATTTCTCATGAATAATCTAGAATCATGAGTATCTGACGCATATACTTGTACTTTTCCTTGAGGTGGCAAAAAGCCTGGTACAGATTTTTCTTGAAAGTGTAAAATGTCACCAACAGTAGTACTTGTATTTACAGTAGCAGAACGTATTACATCAGTATATAAAGTACCCGATACTTCTATACTTCCGTCTTCTTCAGGATCACCACTAGGTTTAGGTACTACTGCTACATTACCTTCAAAACGTACGTTAACATCTTCAACAAATGTAGGATTTTTTTCTTTTAGTAGCATCTCTTAGTAATACTGCAAAAAAAAAATAGTAGTAAACTTAAAATAAATTCTATTTCCCACACTTTACTCGGATAACTTGACTGTAATTACTTAAATACAAGTACTCTAATACAAGTAATCTTTTTACTGTATAACCTATGAATTACGTACCTATGAATTACGTAAAGAATAAATTAATTGAATTAATTGAAATAATTGGTAATCGTGGCAGTGATGGAGATAACGAAAAAGAGTTGGAGATAAGATTTTCGACGTATTTGAAAAATGAAATATTCCAAAAGAAAAAAGCTGACAACAAGACTCCTCATTCATATAGATTTGTACCTGTTGTAAATAAAATTGTCTTTTATAGAGTACTTGATAAATTTCATTACATCAAGTTGAAAAAAATAAACAAGGAGACTGTAGAATACATGTATCCTAATTATTTGCGCAAGATTGTTGAAGATGACAATATTACGTGGATACAAAAGAGTAATATTCGAAATAGAGATATTTTTTCATTTAATATTAGGATTTCACTATCAAATGAGAAAAATATACAAGACGTCAAGGAGGAAGATGTTGGTAACTATTATATGATACGTGAAAAGAAACGAACTAGTTTTTTAGATGGGAATATACGTTATGACTTTACAAATATCTTTACAACAAGTGTAAATACAGGTGAAAGAAAGGAATCATTTGAAATTGAAATTGAAGTTTTAAATATTGACAAGTTTGATGTAAACCATACTGTCAATTGTATAGAATATATGATTCAATTACTACAAAATTCAAATAAAATTATAACTGTTCAAGAAAAATGGAATTGTTTATTGGAATATTCAACTTTGACTAGGATATTTGAATCAAATAAAATGTATGCTGTAGGAGCGCAACCAGAATTACTACATAGACATCAATTACAAACATTATATGATCAAGATTATGCAATATCTGAAAAATATGATGGAGAACGGTTTCTAGTATTTCTATCAGACAATGGTTACGTTTATTTTATAAACAGAAGTATGAATGTCATATCGTTTGGTCTTAAGAATAATAGTCAAGGGTACAAGGGTTCGTTATTGGATGCGGAAGTAATCAACAATAATGTATACTTTTATGACATTTTATTATACAATGGAACGGATTTAAGAGGCGACAAGGTATTTAATTTGAAAAAGAGATTGGAATATATTGAAAAAATAGTTGCTAGTTTGAATAGAGATAATAATTACTCTAGTTGCGGTACTAGTCTGTATGTAAAGAAATACTATTTTGATAAAACCTTGCCCACTGAAGATTCAAAAGAAAATATCGTCAAGGATGGTTACATATTTACACCTATTAATGTCCCTTATCCGCTCACACAAAAGGCACCGTATCTATATAAATGGAAGCCACTACAAATGACTAGTATAGACTTTCTTGTTAAATGTGATACAAACAACTTTTCAATTTGGAAACTTTTCATTGGAGATAAATATCAAAATATACCCTTTAGTGAATTTGATACTGTAAAAGTTGACTCTAATTGGAGTGGTATAAATTATACTGATTATATAATTGAATGTGCCTTTTATCCAGAATTTAAACCTATACGAATAAGAGAAGATAAGACAAAACCAAATTTTAAAACTATAGTATACGATACATGGAATTATATAAAAAACCCCATATCATTTGATGAACTCAATAGTCACAGTTGCAGTGGCAACAATAGTCACAGTAGTAGTCAAAATGGTAATGTTCGTGTTCATGTAAATGACAATAGCAAACGTAGTAGCAATGGTAATGTTCATGTAAATGTCAATGACAAACGTAGTAGCAATGGTAATGTTCATGTAAATGTCAATGACAAACGTAGTAGCAATGGTAATGGTAATGGTAATGGTAATGGTAATGGTAATGGTAATGGTAATGGTAATGGTAATGGCAACCGTAGTCAAAATGGCAATAGTATATTACGGGACATGAGAAAATACCACAATATTATCAAGTCTCATGTTATACAAAAGGCAATGAAAGAAAATGACAAGTCATGTTGGGCTGACGAAGATGAAGAATTAGATTTTGAAGATTTAACTTTGAACAAGACTAGAGTATTGGATTTAGCATGTGGAAGAGGTGGTGATCTATTGAAATGGACAAGATTTGATAAATTTATTAAATATCATGGCGTAGATATAAATGGGGATTTGTTACATGAGGCTCAAGAAAGATATAATGGTATGAGTAAAGATAAGATAAATTGTGAGTTTACACAGTTGGACTTGGGTACACAAGAATTTGACAACAAGAGTGAATTTGATATAGTGTCTTGTCAATTTGCATTGCATTACTTTTTCAAATCAAGCGATACATGGAATAATTTTATAAAAATTGTAAAAGGACATTTAAAAAGTAATGGTGTATTTATAACGTCTTTATTTGATGGATTACAAGTATTCAATCACCTAAGTAAATGTAACGACAAGGATATAAATGAATGTTTTAATTTACAGAGCATTTTTTGGAATACAAAGTTGGGTATTTCAAATGTAAAGCAAAAAATATTTGATATACCAATTAGTGTCAAATTGAATGGAGACGATTCTGTAATATTAAACAAGGATACACACGAATATCTTGTTTTTGCAGACAACTTTATACATATTATGAAACAAGAAGGATTTGATATAATTGAAACTAGTTTATTTAAAGATTGCGACGCCGACGGCACAAGTAACAATGGTTATCATCAACAGATTTATTCCTCATTCCACAGATACTATATATTCAAGTACACCAATTGCAAGGTAGTAGATCCTTGGATGCAACTACAAGTCGATTCAAATGTACTTGATGTACTCGAATTAGAAAAAGATTCGCAATTATATGTAAAAGGCGACAAAGGTGACGTTGTCGTACAAGAACTTGATGTTATAACTGGTAAAGAATTTGGATTGAATAACTGCAGTTACAAAGATTTGTCATTTCAGGATTTGGCGTTCAAGTACAATATATGTATAGGTGTATTAAAAGGATCAAATGTGGAATACTTTAAACCTCAAGTTTACTTTCCTGAAAATGTTAAAATTGTAATGTTTCATTGTAACGGTAATGGTACTGTTGAACTGATGGCTTTTAAAAATAACAAGGAGGAATATAAACAGTTTGTATTCCCTGATACAAGTGTATTAAAAGACAAGGACACTGACAAGGACACTGACAAGGACACTGTCAAAGAACCTAGTTTGATCAGTATACTAGAATCTAGACCTTTGACAGGAAAAGGATGTTGGACTGTAATCGAGTTGAAAAAGTTGTCTGATGTACCGCCAAAGTTTAAAAAGAAGCAAGATATATACGATTATTTCCTTACTTTACAAATATAACAAATGGAATGGAATGGTGGAATGGTGGAATGGAATGGTGGAATGGAATGGTGGAATAGAATGGTGGAATGGAATGGTGGAATGGAATGGTGGAATGGAATGGTGGAATGGAATGGTGGAATGGTGGAATGGAATGGTGGAATGGAATGGTGGAATGGATGAGGAATTATTTTTTTTGTTTTATTCACAAGTCATAGAACACACACAATATAAAAGTTTTTATCTTTAATTGACTATAAAAAAGTAAAACCACTCAAGCCAATACTCCAAGTATTTTCTTAAAAAAACCAGTCTTCTTGACTTGTGCTAGTTTCCGTGTTTTATTCTCATACATTTGATATGCATTTTCAATATACATAAAGAAAATATCATGTTGAAGATTAGTAATTGTTTTTGACCCGGGTGCGTCAACATTAGACTTAATGTAGTCGTTTTTTTGTAAATCTATTTCGTAATATATCCGATTATTTCTTAAAGACTGTTCCATAATGTAGTAATCGTATAAGCAATCTTCACGAAATTCAACACTAATTTGAATATTTGAATCCATTGTTTGAAAAATAAATGTAAAACATGTGTGTTTAAATAAGTAGAAGAATAGTTGGAATTAGTGGCGCTACATAGAATTTTGAGGCTTATTGGAATATCTCTTGGAGGTACAATGATAGAAAATGACTGTATTATTTATAACATGTAGTTGATTATGATGTATTTGATGAAATTATAATTGATTCTTTAGACAAGATGAATTTTGAAGACTTTAGGAGAATTTAATAAAATATAATAATCTTATTAAATTACTTGATTGATAAAAATTAAATGAAAAAAAATTGTGTTGTTTAATTAGCATCGCTGATACCTTGACTTTCATCAAGGGCTAGACTATACCTTAAGCCATCATAAAGAATTGCTAATTCTTTCAAGCCCACACCCGTCTAGTCGTTGAACCTTCTTCATATCCTTGCATATCGGACTTAGAAGCTTGGCTGCGGATTGCCCAATCTTTTACTTTTTTACTGTTGGAGCCACCTATTAAGTGGGTTCCCTTTAAATGTTTCCAAATAAAGGTAGTAGTAAAAGCTCTAAGGGGTTTCCCGTCAATTTGGCTGTGTTGCAGATTTATTATATCATCTACTAGCATCTGGGTTTGAATATACATTCTCGAGACCTCAATCCTTTTTAAAATAGTAGCGCTCGAATACTATTTTGGAGATACTTTTTTGCTCTCTATAGGAATTCCTTAACAACAAAGAATTCCCGTTGAAGCCAATCCCCCCATTCCCGAAGTAACGCGAAATACGTTGTAATTTGGTGCGAATGGGTAGATTCTAACTGGACTGGTTCCAGTAGAAAGGGTCATTTGGATGGTAACCCCTTCAATTCTTGATAAATTGATTGATCCAGAAGGTTGGTGCTTTTCAGGTTCTAGACCAAAGGAGTAGACATTAATACCAGTAGCTGGGATTCTGCTATGGTGATTATAAGGTTGTAAAAGATTAAAGTAACTAGAAGGTCTGAGAGTGACACGATCGTGGGTGTTGAGTTGGATCTTGGCTTCAGTAACTGGATTGGCTCCAGCATAAGGATTAACTCCAGCACCATTATCAGTGAAATCGACCCATCTGTTGACGTTACCAATAACATTGGCATCAGGTTGAACAACCCAGATAAGTTCTTTTGTTGGGTGAGAAAAGTTGATCTTTTGACGAACTGAAGAGTTGTTGGAAGATTCTCCTGAAGATCCAGTACTTTGGACTTGTTCAATTAGGTATTCATGGTTCATTTGAGAGAACATTTTTCTTTCTGGAGCATCGAGGAAGATGTAATCGAGATAAAGTTCAACATTTGAAAGAACTGGGACAGTTGTTAATGGAAGATTGTCTGAAGTAATGTAACATTCAACAGCTGGTCTGAAATGGAAGTTAATCTTGACATCGTGATACATTAAAGCAATTAATGGTAGAGCAAGACCTGGATTTCTGTTGAACCAGAAAATAAGAGGAATCATTAAAGTAGCAGCTGGTTTAGTACTTCCTTGATTAGTTAAAGTAGCAGTATCTCCAATCATGACTTTATAACCATCTTCCTTCTCAGACATTTGAGTCAATTCATTGTAAATGGTGAACCACATACCGTAATGACGATCAATAATAGTACCTCCAATTTCAACATTAACTTCTTCTAATAAAACATGTCCAATTTGTTTTGCCCATGCAACAGTTTCACCTGCATTGGCAGTCAATGCTGGTAAATCAACTTGGAGATATGCCTTGTGAACTAAATCACCATTACGGGCAACTAGACAAGATACTTTACGTCCGAAATCAGCAGTACCTGTAAAGGTTTGAGCCATTGATTCCATGGCAAAATTAGTGTGTCTTCTGTAGACAACACGGAAGAAAGTAATTTGTGGTGTACCTGAAATATAAGCATCTTGAGCACCGAATGCAACTAATTGTAAAAGACCTCCTGAAGACATTTTATTTTGTTTCTACTATTAGAAATATAAATTTTTTTATTTTTCAATACAAAATAAACGTATTTTTCTTGTACATTCACTACATAGACTGTACATACTATTCATTCACTGAATCTAAATCTAAATCTACACAACAACTCTTGTCACTCCCTTTGTTACCGCTACCGTTTGAATCCAAATCTAAATCCAACATTTTACCTCCTCTATAACCGTTACTGTCACTGTTGTTTGAATCCAAATCTAAATCCAACATTTTACCTCCTCTATAACCGTTACTGTCACTGTTGTTTGAATCCACCAACATTTTACCTCCTCTATAACCGTTACTGTCACTGTTGTTTGAATCCAAATCTAAATCCAACATTTTACCTCCTCTATAACCGTTACTGTCACTGTTGTTTGAATCC